ATCAAATTCGTCAAGTTCACTCACAAGCTCTTTGCAGAACTCGGGGGTGAACTCGGGAATATCGATAACGGTTAATGTCACTGGTTATACAGTCCTAGACCAAGTAGGTTTTTCGGCCCCATAACTTCATGTAGACCACCATCCAGTTTGGCTTCGTGTTCGGCCATTTCCTGATCAATTGTGATGAACTGGAAATCTGGGTTCGAAATATACGATTGTTTCAGGATCTTGTTAGCACGTTTCACACCATCGATATAATCGTTCATGTCTGCTAGTGCTTCGTGCAGCAACCCGGATTTGTCCGCAAGTTGGGTAACAACATCCCGAATGATGTCTAGTTGAACTTCCAACTGGAATCGGGCGTAGATTTTTTCCTTACATTGGTTGTTGACCATTGTTTCATAGATTTTGGTCTTCGAAGACGCGATGTCTACAACCTTGAAATTGTCTTTGATGCCTTCGACTCTTTGGGTCTGGATATCAATTTCAATTTCAACATAATCGTAATGCTCTGTATCCAACCACTCCAACGGAACTACACTAATAGTGTTGATGTAAACCCCGGAGGTAGCGTTGAACTGGGCCAACATGTGCTGTGTCCCATTTGGAATTACACTGTCAAGTGCAATAGTTTTGTCAGTCATAATTCACCATTAAGCCGGTAGGTTCAGATAATCGGTATATTGCCACCCGGCGTTCTCTGTTTTAACAATAGATCGACGGATATAAGCAGCCAATGTAGACGAACCATTACCCCATCCGTGGACATAGGTATAGTAGTCTTCAAACACAATAACCGAACCCGTTGGAACAGCAGCGTAGGTACTTGTCATTTGGCTTACTGTACCCGACCCACCATAGATCCAACGTGGTAGTACAGTTGGTGGTAAGATCGCGGGTTGGATTACAGTAGTCCAGAAGTTGTTGATCTTTGCGGACAATTGGTCTGGGGTAATGAACGCCATAACCGCAGAAGCTACCAGAGATTCTGTATCGGTAGATTTGCGCACAAGCCCCGCCACGGTCGTAGAGGCATATACGGGTACATAGATGTACTTCGCTTCTACAATCGCATCCTGCACGGTCGTAGACACGAATCCTTTGGCAACCGCAGCCCCTGTAGTCTTGTCAAAGCTAATTTCCGAACCTTTGTAAGATTCGGAAATTTCTTTAGCAAATGTATAAGTCATAATTCACCTTACGCGATGCGTAGCCATGTATAAAGGGTTCTGGAGTATTTAGTCTCGGAACCTAGAAGCTCCCACCAGCCATAACCTAGATAACCGGGCGTACCACCGAAGGTTGTTGTTGTGGTCGCGATAGTCAGACCCAGTTGAACGTTATTGTCCACCATATGGTCTTTGGTATCGACGTAAGTTACGGTCACTGTGTTTGTAGACGCAACAACCGATGTAAACACGCCGGTATACGCAATCAATACCGCTCGGATTTTTGTGGCAATCTGTGTTGTGGTATCCGTTGACAGAATCGCAACAGGGTATCCCATAATCGACAAGTTACCGGTGGTTGGTGTACCCGTAACGGTAACCACACTGACTTGCGAGCTACTTGAAGTAGGGGCAAGGTTCGGGTTACGGTTAGTTAGGGTTACAATCACAGTTCCGGGTTGAGCAGTTGCCCCATCCCAGATTTGATCTAATGCAGCTTGGACGTTTGGCGTATCAACCCCAACCGCTTGTTGGGCGGCGGTAGCCGACCCAACTTGCGGAAATAGAGATTGATCATAAGCCATGTCTACCGCTTTGTTAGTTGTTACACTAGCGGCTGATCTATTAATACTCATTAGGCAGTTCTCACCCAGATGTAAGTTGTAATTGCTGGTGGGATAATTGCAAAGTCAGATGCGGTTTGACCCGATGTGCCATTGACATTAACCTTCGCCAATTCATACGTTGCCAGTGGGGTTAGTTCTTCGTCTGGATCTGGTAAACAACCTGTTAGGTTGACTTCACCAGTACCGGATAGTGCTTCCCGCAGGTACTCACGATCAGATTCCATTTGTGGAATATGTTCGAGTGTCAGTTGAACTTGACGCGAACCAATTAAGTTACCCGCGATTTTCGCCGGGTTGTTGAATTCATCCAATACAGCCGAGTTAACACCAAACAATGGATCTGGCTGACTGGTATTATCCAATTCATCCGTAAAACCAAAAATGGTTCTACCTTTCGCATATCTAGCCCATGTACCGAAACCCATGTACAGACTTGGGTTGGCTGGGTTATTCGCATTCAAGTAAACCGAACCAACCGGGTAGATCGATTCCAGCAATTGAATTACGTTTCCGAAGCGGATATTTGATTCAGTACCAGCTACCGGGACAGCACTTTGAGCAGTCGGAGCAGCCGTGTTTGTGTATCGGATCTTGTTCGAACGGTTGAAAACGAACGTTGTATCCAAGAAGACTTGTTGCGCTCTTGTTTTGATACCGTCTGGGCTATCCCATTCTAGGATCGAACCAATTTCGTTGTTGTAGTAAACGATTGTAACAATGTCACCGTCGTTTAGGTCTGGGCTGATAGTCAGTTTGTTCCAACGACCTAGACCGTCTACACCAAACTTGTAATCCTCGTTAGCTGCACCGTTAAGCATTGCTTTACCGGCTTCAACCAACAGAGTACCGTTAACCATGATTTCACATGCAGCCGGGTTGATTTCTTCGTCTTCTGGACAACCAAAGTCTGTCAGGCTATATGCACCACCAGCTTTGATTCGGGTATTCTGACCAGCAACCGAAGCAGCCGGGTTACCCGGATCTAGCATCTGGCAATCATATCGAACATACGATACTGGCGAACTTGCAACACCCTTGCTGTAACTGATTACAGTAATCGTATCACCATTGACAACGTATGGAACGTAGATATCAACACCATTCAAACGAGCGATTGCACCAGCAGTACCATACGAACCGTAGTCAGTGTTTACTAAGGTCGAATCATATGTCAGCAACGAACCGTTACGATACACTTGCACCGCAGCGGTGTTATATCCATTGGTGCTGATATTGGTGAACAACCCATACTGATATGGGCCACCGGTTACAACACGGTAAGATTGAACAACAACACCAGTACCCGGAGCTTGTGGGACCGAATCCAGTTTCATGTTGTTGATATAACGCCATGTCGCCGGGGAGGTATACACGAACGTCAAGTCCATGAAATCCGTACCGAAGGTAACCGGGTTGGTGGAACCACCAATCGAGTCGCCCGACATTGGGTGAATAATTACGTTGTTGGTTGCCCACGATGCGTGTACGTCGCGAAGTTTGATAACGCGGCCATATTCAGCGGGGGAACCTTTTGGAAGCGTAATGGACACCACACCACTCAAGGTATTGATGTTATACGCTTCGCCTAAGTCTGGGTGAAGGGTTGAACCATTCGACCAAGACCATGTTTTAAACGCACCGGCTGGGTGGAACTCTGTTCCGTCCCCCAGAGCGGCGTATGCTTCGTCGAAGTTCGACTTGATTTTTAGACCACCTTGGCGAATGTAATCGCCAGTGGAATCATCAACAGCCGAACCTAAGATAATGTCTTGTTTCATTTAGCCTACCATCACAATACAATACGGGTGAAATCAGTTGATCTAACAGCAACTTTTACTTGTGGTAAAGTTGTGGTTAATGTCATAATGACGGAACCAGACTGAATAGAAAAATCGATGTCATATACACGAGTAGAGCCGGTGCTAAGAACTGAGGATTCATTATAAACATACGTTGTACCATCATGAGCTACGTGGATTTCCGAGGAAGTAACCGCTGTGCCGCCCGTGCGTTGTAGACCGGTAACGATCAATACTGCCGAGGTAAACGATGTGGTACTACCGATGTTGTAAACTTGTGGTGTGACCGGTGTATAAACAAACACTTTGTCGATCAGACGGATATCGCGATCCATCAGACTTCGCATAGAGTAAGTCCAGTTAACTTGGCCGGGTGTGTCGTTGACACAGACAAACACTACTTCAATGAAATTGCTGTTCAATACAACCTGTGCCAATGCACCATCAATTTCTTCGATACCATCTGCCTTAACAGAGATAGGGTTAGTTGCCCACGAACCGAACGGATCGCGCAGTTTAACCATTTCCCCAATTTTTCCGTTTGGAAGTTTGACCGTCAGCACACCGTTTCGGGTGTCCACATTCAGTTGACTACCGCGATCTACGGGGTAGGTGTAATATGAACGTGCTGGGGTCTGGAAGTAACCAGTTGCATGGATGTCTTGTGGATTCGCACCTTGTTGACCAAAGGCGTCGTAAATCTCAGTAAACATTCCGTTAAGCTTGGTTGCACCATTATACAAAGTGTCGCCAGTGGTGTTATCACCAGCAACACCCGTGATAAGCAGGTTTTTACTCATTATTAGAAACTCAAGATAATTCGGATTGATTCTGTTTGGTCGCTAGAGCGATAAATCGGCGGTCGGTTCTCGATATACAGAACTTCACCAGATTCCACCAGAAGTTGGTCAGGGGTATAGGAATACGCCGTGGCTTTAACGTCCGGGTCACCCTGATGCGTTTTTTTCAGCAACGGGTTCACAACGATTGAAAGTTGACGGTATCCGGTGTTACCCACACGGTTTGTGTTTGTGAAGTCTCTATCTGTCAACTGAGCAGACCCCATCAGGGAACTACAGTTGATGTCAAAGATCGTCCGGCTAATTTGGTTGATGTTTCCAAGATCCACAATCCCCCACTTGGTAGGATTTGATTGAATCTCGTCAGGCGTCGGGACCACGATATAGTCATCGTTGGTCGAGTTAATCACTTCATCAGGCGGAATCGTGTACAGGTAAGCCCACAGATAGCCGTCGCCGGTATCAATCGCAGAGTTTTTACCCTTCGGGATATTGTCATTTTCACCAAGACTTGCGGTTGGTGTCCATGCCCCACCGGCCATCAAACATGCCGTTCTATCTCGAAGTTGGTTGACACTACAAACCCCATCCTCTTGCGGCTCTTGTACACAGCGATAAACCATGTAACCAGCGTCGGATGTGTCATATTTATTCACGCCCGTTAGGGAGTTTACAACCACAACATCATCAATATGGAAGGTCAAACTATCTTGATAATTCGGATTACCCCAGTCTCTACGCGGGATTACAGGAATCCAAGACATCTTGGAAACCTTGACCAACCCGAGCATATCATCCCAGAGTGCCGCAATACCGTTGTCATTGGTGACAGGGTACGGCGGCTTAAAGTATGAACTCGATTCGTAAGTGGACCACGGGGCAGCCCGCCCGAACGACATGTAATATGTGTTCGAGTCGGCTGTATCCGCGATTCTTCCAATAAAGTTCATCATCGCAGTGGTTCTAAATTTAGGGGTTACAACCCCACGATATATAATTGTCATTAAGAATCTTTCCTTTGTGTCAACCCGTCCTTGAGACGTAGGTTAACCAGTTTGCGTGTGTTGATAAAACGCAGGCTTGAACTATCGAACAGGAACGAATCCTTGCGGCGTTGATCCGAATTCTGCCCATCAATCACTTGTGGGTTATCCGCCATGTACGTTGGTCGTAATGGGAAGTCCTGCCCAGCTAATGGGTGATCAATTGTCAGTATCTCACCAAAGTCATTGATCTTGTATTTACCTTGATCATCCAAGTCAGCGATGGTCATCGGGTATTTACGCGGCAATCCCATGTCCCATTTCAGGGTCTGTAGGATATCAATCAAGGTTTCTTTGTGCGTTGTAGACACACCCGAGTTTACAAACATGGTAATCATCATGATCCCAACGAACCCGAACCCGACTGGGTGAACAAATCTAAGCACATCATCACGATATTTCGAAACTTGCATTTGGGAGTAGATGGAAATCGCGTAGTACGTTGGTCCGCGTTTCAAATAGTCCTGACTGTCAAGTGGGGCTTCCTTACCTACCACACCGCGAATCACGGTGCCGGTGAAGGCTGGGTTTACAGTTGCTGAAAGCGTACCGCCTTCATCGAACTCCCCGATAATGTTATTTAGTGTTACCTGCCAGTAGGCCGTACCGCTTGCATCAAAATAACGATCATAGTAGACAACATCGCCGTATCCGGTAGCGGAAGTCAGTCTGTTACCCACCAAATCCGATGTAATGTTGTCGGATGCAATCACAATGTCGTATTCATACTGCGAATCGGTTTCTGTTGTTACAGTCACTTCCTCGTTGTACAGCAGTTTGAACAGGAACTTGTAAGAATCCTTGACACCTTTGATCGAATACAGATCGGATGCACGGTTGTTCACGAACTTCAACAGCTCTTTCCACTTCGCTGTATCTAGGTAGACGTTGCGTTTCGACAAGTCGTTGTAGAACAGTTCGAGGTATTCAGTTTCGTTTACGTCGTGGTTTTGGATCAAATTGTACAACTGTCCGTAGTCCGACTTGCGGTCGCTCGACATGAACTTGAGGTATTCTTCAACAAACGACACATACAGCGGTTCGTTCTGAATGAAATGCTCAGGCAGCATATGGAAAACCAATGGATCTAGCGGCGGAACAATATCCGATTCGTTAGTAGGCGTTTCAATTTCTTCAACCACATCAATTACGTTAGATGCCAGAATCGCGGTTGCAACTTGTCGATTTGGTGTCCATGTGAAAATTGCGTTGTCTCTTGTACGGAAACCAAGGCTGTAATAGCCAATGATGTCGCCGGTCGCTTTCTTGTAGAACACCATCCCAACAACATAGCCGGGGAACCCACTGATATTGAACGAATCCGCGTAGAACGTGAACTTGCCGTTATCCAGAGTTTCGGATGTATTGGTTAGTGTGTGAACAAAATCGGTACGACGGGTAATCAGAGCCAATCGAGCTTTGTAGTTAACCCACATTCTGTGTCCAGCAAACCACAGGTATTGCGATTCGTACTTATAGTTTTCTTCGCGTGGAACCCAAACTTCACCATCACTTGAACGCATTGGCAGTCTATAGCCACGGTTATTCGTTACAAGAAGGGTTGGATCAACTTTGTATTTCACCGCGTAGTCAACACGTTCCGGGTCTACATCACCATCGTCATATCCCGGTGTCGCAGGTTCTTCCGCATCGTCATCCGCAATTACATCATATGGACGGTTGATACCATCAATTAGAATGTGAGTTGGCGAGCGTGACAGGTTAGAAATCAACGGATCAAGGGTCACACGGGCGTCTGAGTCGTTACCGTACACGCGAGTCGAGGTTGTTAGATCAAAATCGATCTTGTAGACCCCTTCATAGCTCGAAGGAGCAACGTTGTATCCGCTTTCGAGGGTTACCCCTGTACCTGTTCTAGTTCCCGGCACATACGCATACAGCTCGTCGTTGTAGCAAACCAGATTCTTAATCAGCACATCGTTTGTTACGTCGCCTGTTACCGCGATTGTTTCGGCGTTCCACTGGCGATTACCGGAACCGTCTAAGCTCAATACCTTCAATTCCAGAGAATAGATGGTGTTGGCAGATGCGATGAACAGTTTAGAACCGTCTTCGGATATAACAATGGCTTCAACCGATCCTAACCCAAGTCCAGACGGCAGATCAATCAGCTTGGAAATACGGAATGTACCCGTGTTACCCGGACTGAATGTTTGTTCAACCGAACTTAATGTGATTTCGTTGTTCGACCACTTGATATCGGTACTGAATGTCAGGGTATAGATCCCGTCATAACCCATGATCAACATGGCGTCATCGGAAGTTACCGCAACTTGTGTACCGACTGGGTTACCTACACGCCCTAGAATACCACGATGGAGAATCCATGATGCGGCATTGTTCTTCGAATAACGAACAAGGGATTGCAGGCGTTCAAATGAAAAGAAGAAGTCGTTGAAATATGCAGGCAGAAGTTTATATCTGTCACCACATGCTTCCGAGACATCACCGTATAGTTTCAAAGATTCGTCTTGGAACAGAACAAAGTCCTGTAGCTCTGCGATGTTTGTTTTCTTATTATCGAAAACAAACCCTTCTTTGATCAGAATACCATCAATTTCATCCGTGTTGAAGTTGAAGTTGTTGTTGGCTTTGGTCAATTTTTCATTAATGAAGTTCTGATAGATCGAAACCGAAGCCTGAGAAGTTACTACATACGAATTGCTTGCGAATGTAGTAAATTCCTCAGACAAACACCACTCACTTGGGGTGTATTCAGTCGATACAGCACGCACCCGATAGATATATTTCGTATTGGGTGTGACGTGCGGGTCAAAATATTCAGATTTGTTTGTAAAATCAACGGCGAAATAGTTCCCGCCGTTTGCTGATTTTTGAATTTCATAGGTGAATATTCCGCCGAGGTCATCCCATGTAATCATGGCGAATGTCCCGGCGACATTCTTAATACGAACGATTTCTAATGCTGGTGATTGTGCCATTTTCTATTATCACAAAATTGGTTGGATAGCAACTGAAATGTATTTCGGACGCAGTAAAGGTTCGTATACAATCAGGGAACCGTCTTTGGTATAGATATCCGTCTCTTGCGGGTTTGCATACATTTGCAGGTTGGCAACAGCGAAGTTGCTACGCGGCAATCCAAGTGCCCCCAGATTGAAGTATGCGTTACCGGAGATATGATCAATCGTACCAATCGGGTAGTATTTATTGTCAGGACTTGTGCCGACACGGTTGAAATCAGTTCCTACATACGCCGGAACAGAAATACCCGCAGCAGCTTTGAACGGGCCGATAACCAATTGACCAGAATCTGTACTAACGATGTTCACGTTATACGGAATCGCTGGGTTTTTGATGAACGAAATTGGCGAACTGATGAAACTTCTGACAATCAACGGATTCAGGAAGTTAATCCCGGTGGTTGGGGTCAGGTAGTTATCCTCAAGCTCCTTAACCAATCGAATGCTGCAACGAGAACCCAGTACCGCAGTAGCTGTGTTGTCGATATAGCTTAGCAATTTGGAAACGTGGAAGCTTGCAGCGAATGTCGTGATGTTCTCGTTGTAGTATTTCTCAATCGATTGCATCAAACTACTGATCAGTTGGTCTTCCGATACCGCCAATTCAACAACCTTGTAGTCAACCGAGACTGTCTTTTCAATGAAAATGTAGTCTGGGGTAACGATTCGAGGTGCAATCGTAACGATATTGTAGTCTTTCAGGTATTGTTCAATCGCTTGACGCTGGGCACTGTTCATAACCAGCTCATTAACCGGTTTGATCGCAATGAAAGCGTAACCCGGCTTGGTGTTGTCACCAAAGCAGCGAATCGCTTCAACAATTGATCCAAACTCTTTAAGCACGAATGCTTCATAGTCCTGAGCCGTTACACATCGACCTTGAGCCTCAAACACTTTCGGGGCTACCGATCTGATACGTTCGATGTCTTCCTTATCCCCACCGCCGTCGCTGATCGCGTCAGCTTCGAGTGTGATTGTAAAATCAAATCCCGGAACGCCGTCTACAGCTTTGAATGTGGTGATACCGTTACCACTTTGACCTTTAACAGACAGGTATTCGATAATTACGGTCTGACCAACCGCTGGTCGTAAACCACCAACGTATTTTCGTAGATCAGGCTGACCCGGAATCAGTTCAAGTTCGCCAGTACCGAAATAGATTTCGGTCCAACCATCTTGAGTTTCACGGAAGTAGTAAACAGAATCTGTCGAACCCATACGAGCGGCGTTGCCTGCCAGTGAGTATTCAACACCGTTTACCGTAATTCGAATGTATCTACGGTCGATTGTTGTGTCACGAATAAAGATTCGAGCCGTGTTAGACCAAACATATTGCTGACGGATGATCTTACCTTGGACAACATTCAAGTTCCCAGTGTAAGTACCCGCTGTGTTTTTTGAAAGAATGGTGTCTTTGAAAGTCACAAATTCGTATTTCGCACTACCCATTGTACCAAAGAATTTGAATCCAAATGGTATTTTAGCAGAATTTGGTTTTGTTCCGGGTTGGTTGTAAGTCAGTGTTACACCCATATCAATCGAAGAACCACGGATAGATGCCGGGATATAGCCGATGTTTTGGGCGTTCATCACAACAGATCCACGATTACGGGCAGATTGCAGGAACGATTCGAACAGTGCGGCGTTAGCAAATGTACCCTGATACAGTGCAGCGTATGCTAAACCATCGATCAGAGTGTTCATCCGAGAACCTTCGAAATCATAGTCCGCAAAACTGGCACTGTTTTTAAAATGATCGATTAAGCGGTTCTTAACATCTGCGAACGCTAAAGCAGAGAAGTCAGTATTAATCATTAGATGACCTTAGAATTGAGGTTTAGAGACGCAACTTGCAGCAGCTCTAAGTTGTAAATTGTATAGAATCGAACGGTAATGTAATATGCGTTGTTGTCATAGTCAGCGATTACATCAACCTGTTGCAGAACCGCTCTTGGTTCCCAGTTGGTGATTACTTCCTGAATTTCCCGTTTGATCATATAAGTCGTTTCATCGGACATCAGTTCGAATAAAAGCCCGGAAATATTCCCACCAACTTCTGGTTGATACAGGCGTTCGCCTTTCTCAGTTAAAACCAGATTCATAACAGAATCGATAATCGCCCGGTCGTTGACAGCGGTAGATAAATCGTGGGTTATTGGGTCCATCAACATATTCTTACGAATGTCGGAATAAATTACAGTAGTCATATGTATTCCCATTTGTATATTGTGTATTTATAAGCAAATAAAAAGGGGCCAAAAATGGCCCCTTTCATTATTACCAATTAAAGCCCTAGTGACGCATATTTGGCATATGCATAACCAGCAAGTGTCACATAACCAGCAGCAGTTGGGTGAACACCATCAATTGTTTCATAACCAGTCCAAGTAGATGTATCTATCCAGATCAGTTTAGGGTTGGCTTTAGCATCCATTACGGATTTGAGTGTGGCGTTGGCCGCAATCGCGATATTATTTGTATTGGTGTCCGCAATCGGGAATATGCCTCGACATAGAACTTTCCCGTAGCCTTTAGCCAACAGTTTATCAATACATGCGCCGTAGTCGGCCTGTTCTGTAGAGTCAATACCGCTCTCTGCACTGTTACCGCCAAGTGAGAGAATAGCTACGTCATTTGGTCCTACTACACGCCCAGCCAAGCAACTGTCGATCATGGCTTTACCACCACCAACAGTTTGTCCGCTGATACCGTTTGTACTACCTACAAACCCAAGCTTGGCGGCTACGCTCATAAGCTCAGAGTCAACCGGTGTTGCACCCGGACCAGATCCGTATGTTACCGAATCACCGTATTGTTCTATGCGGCGACGGGTTCCGATATCTAGGAACGTTGAATCCCCTGCAACTGCGAATACACCACCGGAGTTGACACTGTTACCACTATCCCAGATGTTATAAGTTGAAGTTGACCCATCGCATGGGATAACTATCGCACGGCTTGGGTTATTTGATTCTTCCGCTATGCTGTAGAACGTAGGTGGTCCACCGTTCTGGCATACCCCAATTTTACGGGCACCGTTGAGGGTGACAACTAGTTTGGTGAACGCACCTTTAATTTTAACCGAACCAATGTTCGAACCATATGTCTGACCCGATGGAGCTTGCAACAGGGGAGTAAAGTTTGCAGTATTAGCAACCATAGAACCACTGTACAATCCGGTAGCTGAATCCCCACCAACTTGAATCTTGTTGGTTAGAAGTAACAGTGATGGTGGAATCCCGGTTACCGATAATATATTACCAGTCGCAGGTATATAAGCCGCATCACCCAAGCCGGGTGCAACACGAAATTCAACAAAGTGACCAGCTTGTGGAAGCCCGGTAAACAATGTGTGTACCTGCCCTGTCCGTGCGGCACTACCGAACGCACCACCGTCAACAGCAACTTGCACGGCACCGTCATAGTCCCCGTAGTCACTGGTCATTGTAAGTTTGGCCTCAGTACCGTAAATCCACCCAGACCACAACGTAATTTCCGTGCGGCAATAAACCCGTGCGGCGTTCTGAATGGTGTCGATTGGTCCTGTAAATCCGCCTAATATCTGTGTGGCAGTGTAGTTAACTGTCGTCGGGGTAGATGGCAGCGCCGGAACCATCATCAGTAATCTAGCTAGGCTACTACTCATGTCGATGGCCCTACACGCCCGACAATGGTTGTACCGTTAGTAGTGCTGAAAATCAATTCAACAGTTTTACCAACAGCAGGCGCAGTTGGAGCTACACCACCAGCCGTATACCAAGTAACAGTTGGGAACGTCCATGTTCTAAGCGTACCACCCATTGTAACCTTAACTACCCAAGAGAAAATCTGGTTAACTGGGGTTGGAACGTTCGAGAATGCCAGTGTTGTGTTACCAGTCAACGTCAAATCGAAGTAAGTGGCAGTAGACAGGTTCATTGTAACTGTACCGGTAGCTGTCGCATTGACGAAGTAATCATCAAAGCCAGCAGCACGGGTTGTGCCTAACTTGGTCTTTTCAACGGTGGTGTAATCGTTAGTTGACAGACCCTTACCAGCAACTACATCAACTTTGGCAGTACCTAAGCGAGTCAGTTCATCCCAAGTAGCGTTAGTCGAAATCCCAATGTTTTCAGTAAGATCAGCAAATGCTCTGCTAATTTCGGTACTTGAGAACGTCGTAGTTAATGACGCATCACCATCACTGATTACAGCCTTACTATCAAGAGCGGTTTGCAACCCAGTGACAGTCGAAATTGCCTGAGTACCGGTTTGGTTTGCACGGTCCAGTAAAAAAGCATCTGTTTGGTTTGCGGTAGCCGCTGTAGCAATACCGGTTAACTTGGTTTTTTCGACGGTTGTGTAATCATTGGTAGAAAGACCTTTACCAATGATCTTGTCAACTTTGCGAGTATCCAAATCATTGAAGTTGGTTGTGTCGGTATTTTGAAGCACTACAATTTGGTTACTGACGTTAGTTAACGCAGTGTCCAACCCAGTGATTGTAGATTGTGCTTGTGTACCAGTGTGGTTAGCACGGTTTTTCAAGTTTGCGTCTGTATCGTTAACCGTCGCACCCGCCGTAATCCCGGCTAATTTAGCCTTTTCAGGATCGGTGTATGCGTTGGTGTTTGCGTTTGTTTCATACAATGCTTTGATTGCTGGGGCGGTTAATGGTGCAGCGTTTGCCCCACTGTCAACCCACTTACTATCGTTGACATCCCAGATGTATCGTTTGATATCAAGACCAGTACCCGCATCCACATCAGCATAGTTACCAGCAATCATAGAGCTAGTTCCGGCTACCAGATTGGAGTAGCTGGTAAACAACCCTTTGTAATATGAAACCGAGTTGGCTATCGCAGCAGCGGCACTTGCAGCAGCGGAGATTGCAGATGTATTTGCAGCAGTTGCAGATCCACCAGCGGCAATCGCAGAAGTTGATGCATCAGATGCACTACCAGCCGCAGATGTTGCAGAGCTAGCAGCGTTAGTCGCGGATGTCGCAGCGGCGGTTTTGCTGGTGTTTGCAGCAGTTGCAGACGACGATGATGCCGCAGCACTTGCAGCAGAAGCAGTTGCACTCGTAGCAGAAGCATCTTTACTACCAGATGCATTAGTTGCGGAAATTGCAGCAGCATCTTTACTTGCAGAAGCGGCGGTTGCACTTGTAGCGGCAGCGGTTGCGTAGGTCTGTGCAGCGGCAGCAGTGGTTGCACTTGCAGCGGCAGCAGTAGCACTTGCAGCGGCAGCAGCGGCACTTACACCGGCATTCGAAGCTTGGGTTGCGGCAGCTTGAGCTGATGTAGCAGCATCACCGGCAAGAATAACTACACTAGCTGTAATTGACGCAACAATTGGTTCAAGAATATCAAGACGATGTGCAGCAGTTGCGATATTGGAATTCGCAGATGCCATCGCGACATTCAGAGCTGTAATAGCACTGGTAGCTGTATCGGCGCGGTTTCGCAGATAGTTTGTACGGTTAGTTAGTTGCTGTGACGCAATGTTGGCAACACCTTCGATAACAAGACCGTCTTCGATAATTGGAGAACCACCTAAAACTAGGTCTTCTTTCGAAATTCGGTAAATGCTACTTTCCCATGTGCTACTTTCGAGTATTTCACTCATGATGATTCCTTATGTGTAACTGGCAATTTTTTTCAAACCCGGTGAATAATGATTTTGATACATTGTCATCACAGAATTTGATGCATTTTTAGGACGATTACCGGCCCGATTGAATGAAATATGAATCCACGGGGCATTTCCATGTTCCCAAAGCAATTGATCGTAGTTCAAATGGTCTTTACACCATTGTGCAATAGCGAACATTTGATCATACGACTTGCCGGGGAATTGAATATCCACAGCTTGACCCTTCTCATGTTGCGATTTACCATTCTGCATTGTTCGGAATCCGCTATTGATACGGAAACTTCCGTGCGCAGCTCTGAATGGTTCGAGAATATTTTCAGCCAATGCTTTCAAGTTACATGCAATCTGAGCTTGTGACAGTCCATTTTGTGCTTTGATACTATGCGGAAACAATGCGTTAATACTTAAATGACGAAGTTTGAAGTTCGCACTTAACTGGAAATCGTAATCAATTGGTGATGTAATCATGCTGCAATCCGAAGCTGGGGGTGCTGGTGGTTCTGGCGGTTTTACATCATCAACAATAGCAATCGGCACTTCTACCGGAATCGGGGTTGGTGGTGTAACTTGTGGCAGCGGCGGATATACCGGCGAGCCTGAATTTACTTCGAATTCATCATCGATACCCGAATGCCCTACGTTATCGATCAGGGGTTCGGCATTCTTGTATGAATTCTGGTTTGATGGCATTGTGACGCCAAACACTGTTACAAACGATTCGTTTGCATAAACCGTAGGTGAACCCACGTTGATAATAGAGCCAATATTGGTTTCATCAAATACCCGAGCCACTGGCTTCTGATTCACAAACACTGTAGGTGAACCTGTCGAAGTTTTATGGTTTGGGTTTGGCAATACCCACGAATCATCTACCCGGTGAACGGGCAATAGGTTGGCATTGACGGTTGGTGAACCGGTTAGAGCGACGGTAGGAATACCACCGTTCGGCCCCGGAACACATGTGTCGCCAATTCTGGCTATATTAGTCATTAAGGAGTTACACCTGTTTCTGGATCAACTACGATTGGGTTTGTGTTAATAGGCGGTTTGGCCGGGGCAGCAAAGGTTTCAACAGGACTCGGACCCGGATTTGTAGCCGGTGCCGCAGCGGGTTGTATCTTTTTAGCCGTCCCTTCTTCTGGAACAACCATTCCATCAACATCGGGGTCACATATCCCACTGATTACATCTTGCAGCAATTCTTCTGGGGATTTGTGCATCCATGCTGGAATTTTTGATTCAATCTCAGCCTTAATTCCATCAATTTGTGCTTGCAGTTGTGCAATCACTTCTTGTGTCTTACCGATCATCTGTTGTTGAAGGTCTGCGATTTGTGCCTGAGCTTCTTCGGCAAATTCCATCAGAGTCTTTTCAAAATTAGCCACGGCACCTTTAGCGGCGGCAATGGCTTCTTCTGCTTCGGCTTTAACGGTATTTATAGCAGAACTAATTTTGGCCCCAATCCCAGCCGCTGTTCCCGCTGTAGGAGAGTTGGTAATCGAACCAACAATTCCGTCTACCGCTTTACTAGCCGCCGATTCAACCGATTCAAGTAAGTTGTCTAAATTTTTACAAGCTGACATAAATCACCTTAGTTTAAATCGATCCGGGAACCGAGAATCGCGGTTGGACCAGTTGCATCAATTGTTGCAGCTCCAGAAACACCGACACTGAATGTCGCACAGGCTAGGCCGTATGCAGACGAAACGTTGATGCCGTAGTTACCACCAACCATATCGGTTCTTTTACCACCGGTAATCATGGTTAGATCAGTTGCTACGGTTTGTGTCCAGTCACCCAAACATTGAACCGAATTCTTTGCACCGATTTGAAGCGAGTTGTTCGCACCAATCGATTCGGTTTTGTTTAGGGCAACAACTTCTGTTCGGTTAGAGCCGTCCCTTTGTGTTACGTTTCCTTGGCTGTTTGTAAACGATTCACCGAGAACATCGCGAGCATAGTTACCTTCAATCTTTTCAGACAGGTTACCCTTGATCAATCTGGTTACGTTTCCATTAACCTGTTCCTGCAAGTTTCCTTGAACCAGAAGCTTTGCATTACCAATAATAGTGATTTGCTGGTTTGCACCAACTAGAATCTTGCGATCACCCACGACAATAACGGTTGAATCGCCGGTAACCTTCTGGGAAACAGATCCATCCGGTTGCCATTCTTCATAAGTGCCGGTAGTGCCGTGCAGCCAATGCATTCTTTCTGCACCGGGAGTATCATCATATTCTTCAACATGACCAGATTCGGTTTCTCGAACGTGGTTGTATGGGTACTTGGTGTTGTTCGCCGGGGCAGGTTCATCCCACTTCGGACCAAGGGTGTTTGCAGACCCCGGAACCCCTGTACCAGCCACGTTATCCACGGCGGTGGGGATACCCGTAATTCGGCCAGCGGTTTTTGATGCAAGCCCCGCGTGGGATCTGAATGCAGATCGTGCCAGACGGTTTAGATCAGGTTCGTTCAAATACTTTGGATACAATCCCTTTGGATCGTTAAACCCTTGGGTCTTGTCAGCAGATGCTACCGGGATTCCATCAATTGTCCCCAAGATATAAGGGAGCTGACACATATGGCCGTCCAGAAAGAACCCAAACACCATAGAACCCTCTACAGGGCCGTTTGGCGATAGTCCTACACCACTAACAGAAGCCGACTGCACGCTGTTGATGGTTTGTGCCCATAACAGTTCGTCGGTCGGAATTCCTTTGAATTGGTCTTTTACTTTGTCGGCGGTATGGCGTCCATATACACGAACCCGCAGACGACCGGCTTCCAGTGGGTCGTTTCTTCCTTCGACCACACCGAAAAACCAATTTAGATCGAATTTTGTATTAGCCTTCAATTTTCTCACCTTTAATATTCGATTCTTTTCTGATACCCAGTGTCATGGTGTATTCTTCGGTAGTCATTTCATGTTTGATCTGACATATCAAATATTTACCAGCAGCGGTATAGTCTATCGTTCCATGATATTGAAAATCGAAATACGCAGTATCACCAAGTTGCAGGTCAATGTTGCCGGGGATTTTCAACGTCATTTGAGTTGAATTGTGTAGCGCCCGAGCCATAATTCGTTTCAATCTCTGGTTAACCTCAGAGTTGCGGTTTGAACTATATACCGAGCTACCCGGTAACACACGGTAGTGCATGTCCTTCGGATATTCCGGGGCGATTTTCCCGACATACACTTTTTCAGGGTTCATCGTTGGGAACGCGGTAACATAATCGTCATACCCAATCTGGGATGTGATGGCCCGCTTTTCCATTGTATCAATTTCATCGATTGTAATCTGATATCCACCGGCAATCTTATCGGATAAGTCGAAGTGAATATCTTTTGATGCAATATCAGCCTTCAATCGATCATATTCCGAGACATTATCGATGTTGGCATTCAGACGTTGTTTGAACGCGGCCTGACCCAATGTGTACATCGACTTGAAATGCCACCCAGTCAGGTTTTCATAGAATCTGAAATCGCTTGACATGTTGTCTTTGCTGGTCGATTCATTAGCTAACGCTTGAATGAAATCAACTGCCGTGGTGTTAGGAACAATCCAATCGCGTGGATACAGTGTCGGTTCAACTTCAACGTCAATACCAAGACCCTCTTTCATAATATCTGTCACGATATCCGAGGTAACGGCTTGTTTGTACGACTTGGAAAACAGGTTGGACTCTGATAACCAGAATCCTTCCGATACAAAGTGCATCACCATAACATGGTTGTTGTTTTCTTTTTGTTTTTGTAGGTTGAGAACTTGTGTAATCTTGTATCTCTTTACAAATTCGGTTTCCCCAAGGGCACCGCCGTCCAATCTGGTTTTGAATGAAACTTCTAACCATTCCTGACCGACAATCGGTAGGTTAATATGCAATCCGTTATCATCAATCATAGAAATCATACCATGTTGGTATGGTCGCTGATCTACCATGCTTTCAAATATGGTCAATTTCATCATGATTCGTGAAATGTCATATTTGTTGTCTTGGAAGTTGGTCAGACCGATATATTTGATAACATGTGAATTTTTTGGTTGGTTTAAACCATTAGGTACGCCCATTCTGCTTACTCACAAATGCGTCAACAAACACCCGGACATCCTCCGGTCGGATAATAAGAATTTTTCGTAGTGATTCATTCTTATCAATTTCATATTCAACGTTAGTTACCGGAATCAAATCACCGATAAACTGGATATGATCTAAGTTGGTATCGTACTTGTTGAACCACTTGATGTTATGCGGGTCAACACTGTTGTATTTGATTCTACCGTTGTGGGTTTCAGAACCATCGTAATAGAACGTAACACCAGTTTCCGGGATCACATTGTAATACTGTTCCCCAGTTTCCGGGTCAAGATGGTGGTGAACGCCGTTGGCCCCACCGAAATCTTTGTATTTCTTCTCCGCGTATGCCCGTACAGTATCATCAGGACGCAGCCAGCCATGCCAAGGATCGATGATCCCGTTAACCAGTAAGATAACCCACTCCAAATTTGGATCGCCGTACAGAGCGTATGCGAGCTGTTCTGGTCGAGGGGAACCCGTGATTGTGTATTGGCGATGGATGAATAGGTGTTTGATTTGACTATAGGTCAACCCCAAATCCACGAATAGATTTGGGAGTAGGTAGTCACCGTATTGCACAGAGCCAAATTTGTTTAAAATCATAGATCAAAATTCCTAATGTCTTCACGGGTCACGATAGTGTTTTCCATGAATTCAAGTGTCAGTTTCATTGCAATCGGATCGCCATTCTCAAATGTTTTCCATGAGCCATCCGGGGTATAGTCAACTTCAACGTTTGTCAGAAATGCAGGTCCAAACTTGAATAGTGGAACTACCCGCGAAGCATTCTGGTTCGAGATTTCTTCGATGTACCAGCGACTCGGAACGCGAAGCCATGTATCACCCTGTAAACTTGTCGCGGAATTTTCCTTGAAGAATTTGATCATACCTGCAATTTGAGCCAATTCGGCTGGGTTGCGTGGGCGTAGATCAAATTGGAACTTCTGTCTGCGAAGTTGTGTCCCGGTGAAGTTTGCCGAGTTGTGTTGGTTCCACACTTGACGGTAGAAGTCTTTCATTACGTTTGGTGCGTGCTTATTCAGCTCATATGCCCCAACGTCTTTCAATGCGGCTACACCAGCCTTACCGAAGAAGTTGTCATACCCACCGTTGTTTTGAACCGCGTTATTCAGTACCCATAGTAAACCACGACCATCATCGTTGTAGTTCTGAGCGAATGACGTTTCCAGTTCTGGCATATACAAGAAGACAGACCCAATATTCTTGGACATCATTTTCTTGTAGTTACCGAAAATTTCAGATCGCATAGACGTGCCCTCATTACCCTGAATGAAATCAGTTGCATTGAATGCCAGTCGCGATGTGTGGTTCTGTCCTTCCAAGGTTAGCGGGTATTTAAACACTGGCTTTGCCTTAGATAGCTGATTGTTGCCAGAACTGACCAGAATGTTTTTTTCACCGGCTACTGTGCCAATGGCTTTCTTTGCCGCGCCGATAGTGCTTTTTACTGCACTGTTCCCCATACTGGCGGCTGAATCCAATATGCCCATAATTTCACCATAGTATAAATAAGTAATAATATAGTATTTATGAGGTTGTATATGGCGGGTTCGCAATCCGGTACTTATCGGGGAAGATATGCACCGACTAATAGAAACAAATACAAGGGCAATATCGAGAAAGTTCATTACCGCAGTTCTTGGGAATTAGCCGTAATGAAGTGGCTCGACTTTTCCCCATTGGTCAAGAAATGGAATTCTGAGGATGTTGTAATCCAATACAAAGATACCTTTGATCAGAAAAATCACCGTTACTTCATCGACTTCTGGGTTGAATTTGAAAACGGAATTGTCTATTTGTGGGAGGTTAAACCTTATGCACAAACACAAGTTCCGATCCCTCCTAAACGAATTACCCCAGCGTCCAAGGCGCGACATCTAGAAGAAGTGTTCACTTACCAGAAAAACAAGGCCAAGTGGATCGCCGCGAAGAAGTTCGCAGATGAACGCAGTTGGATATTCAAAGTGCTGACTGAAAAAGCACTCCGCAAATATGGGATTCTGACAACATAATGGCAGAGACAAGAACACGGGTTCGTAAAGAACCGGACAGGGTAGCCCAGTTTAGAGCCTCATTGGCTGCAATGGATGCCCTACCTAACGCGAAGAAGAACAACAAAAGCATCAAATGGTTCAAGGACACTGTAGAAGGTATCCCGAAGTCCAAGATTGCCCCGAAACTGCAAGCGGGCAAGATGTACACCTATGTATATGATGCAAAGTACAAAAAGACACTCCCATATTGGGATCGATTCCCGCTTATCATCATGTTGGATGTAACCCCAACCCACCAATTGGGTTTGAACTTACACTACCTCCCACCGAAGGCCAGACAGGCTTTCATGGAGAAAATCCTAAAGATGTTAAGCCAAAAGAACCTTGGACCTAAAGCATATTTCAAAATCAACTGGGATGCGGTTAAACGTTATCCGGGTGCCGAGAAAATGATCAAGTGTTATATCCGTTCGCGGATCAAGGGTCATATGGTTGAAATCAATCCGATGTATTGGGCCAACGCAATTTATCTACCGACACAACAATTCTTGGACAAAGACGGCAAACGTTTCTCTGCACGAAAAGTTTGGGCGGATGGGAAGACACACTAATGGCAACAATCGATATCGACAAATTCAGATCCGCAATTATGAAAGACGACCTTGGACGAGCAAACTTGTTCAAGGTCGAGTTTCCGCAAAAAATTGGTGTTGACATCAAAAACAGTTTTGCGAATGGCGGTGGCAGTCTATTCAGATCCATCACCGATGTGGTGACCAAAGAAGTATTATCCCGAGCCGAACCAATCAGACACCTTACCGGTTTCTTTAGCCCTGAGATTATCAGGGCGGTTGGCCTTGGTGACATGCTTGATAAATACCTACAGTATCCATACGACCTTGGGATGTACGTCCGGGATGTCGCGATTCCGGGGCGAACACTCCAAACCGCTGATGTCAAATCGGACCAAGTTCCATTCAGCATGGTTAACGGCAGCGAATTTGATCTATTGTCCATGACCTTCCTTGTAACCCCGTCACAGAAAGAACGTCAGTTCTTTTTAGACTGGATGAACAAAGCTTGTAACATGGATCGACACAAATATGGATTCTACGATAGTTATGTAGCAAACCAGATTGTTATCAAATTCTGCGACCGTCAAGGAAACATGGCGTCCATCACAGAAGTAGCGGAAGCATTTCCCGTTCATGTGTCGGATATGCAACTGTCGTATGACAGCAATAACCAACTTGCGACCTTCGACGTTCAATTCAAATTCAAGAAGTGTGTAACCAGAGCCGCGACTGATTCCGGTGATGGCAACATCTTTACAGACGCTAAACATTGGTACGATTCCATCAAACGTATCACCAAGATCATTTAAGAGTATTTTATTATGGGCAAGCTTGCCAGCTTAGCATTGGATTCACTTCCTACATTCAAATGTTTAGTTCCAAGCCTAGGGAAGACCGTCACCATGCGGTCTTTCGTAGTTAAAGAACAGAAACTATTGCTAATTGCAAAGCAATCCGAAAGTGACAAACTTGAGGGTGTTGTAAACGCGGTTAGCCAATTGATCCAAAACTGTGTGACCATCGGTGACATCAACGTCAGCGAACTTCCTAGTTTTGACATCGAATATATGTTTGTGCAGCTTTACATGCACTCTACCGGTGCATCACTAAACAAAACCTTCTATCTGTGCAAGAACCCTGTTCTAGATGCAGAAGGCAAACCGACATTCAACGAAGCAAATGAAGAAATCACTTGCGATCAGGCGAATGGTGTAGTTGTTAACCTGAAAGAAGCCAAAGTTGCTACCAGCGAAATTCAAACCGGCATCATCGAGGTTAAATCCCAGACTATCGACCGACTGATTTTCAAGTATCCAAACTTTGAACAAATCACCCGTCACGATATCGCGATTGCAGATGAAGACGTTCAAACGACCTTGACCGTTTATGCTGAATGTATGACGTATGTTTACAAGGCCGATGATACTGTATTGAAGTTTGGCGAAGACTATGAAACGGAAGACGCTGCCGAAATGCTTGAATTGCTTTCGAAGCCGATCTTTGATCAGGTTATGGGGTTCTTCATGAACATTCCAGCCATCACAGGTCATTCCGACTTTACATGCCGTAAGTGTGGACACAACGCAAAAATCGAGTTGCGGGGTCTAAACGATTTTTTCTCGTAACTCAGGCCGAAGACAGTCTTGGTAGTTACATGAAAACCAACTTTAGCCTGCAAAAATACCACAACTATTCTCTGACCGAACTAGAAGCAATGATGCCTTGGGAAAGAAAGATTCTAATTACCCAAGTTACAATGTGGCTGGAAGAAGAAAAGAGAAAACTGGAAAGAAAGAAACATGGCGGATAATACAGAAGACTTGACGAGGGCGCTAGAAGATATAGCGCGCTCGTTACAAGAAAATAAGTTATCACAGCGAACTTCCGAGAAAGCCGACAAGGCTATCTTGGAAGAATTGCGCAGAAAACGAAAGTTCGATCAAAGCGATAGCCGCACTAAGCGAGTTGTGAAACGTACTGCATCTGGTGCGTGGGGTGGTGTAAAGGGTGCAGCCGGGGCAGTAGGTAAGGCAGCCGGGGGATTTGTTGGGAGAGAAATCGGCGGTATTCCTATTGCCGGGGCGATCTTTAGAATCCTTGGGAAGAAATTCGCTAACGCCAGTCTTGAACGGAAACAATATAAAAAGACCTTGATTATTCGAAGAAAACTCGAACTCAAGGAAATGGCAAGGATGGAAAAGATCCGCGCCAAACTCGACGCACGACGCGACGATGCAGCAGCCAAGGCAGATGCTGCCCGTAAGCTCGAAGACGCCCAGAAGGACGCTGGGGACGCTCCAGAGAAGACCAAAGGCGGTAAGGGTGGGATGGCCGCAGCGGTTGAGAAAATGGCAGATGCAGCAATGCACATGCAGGCAACCGTTATATCAATGACCCCGGCGATTCAGACTTTCCATGAGACTGTTGAAAAGATGTCGGAAGTTGTTGATGCAATGCACGACAACAAGAACAACGATCCGGGGAAAGTTCGTGATGCACAACTACTTGAATATCTACATGGTATCGAATACCTAACCCAAGAGAGTGCAGCTATTGCAGAGAATGGGCAGGAAGTTCTTAAAACTATGGGTAAAGATATCGGAACTATCAAGTGGCATACTGCTAGACAGAATGGCACCGTAGGTAGAATCGAGAAACTTATCAAAGATCGAGAAGACAATAGCATTGACGGCAAGACCCTCGAAACTATTAGCAAGGACGTTGGAACTATCAAGTGGCATACTGCTAGACAGAATGGCTCAGTTGGTAGAATGGAGAAACTGCTAGTTACCGCAGCCGCTGATCGGATTGCCGAACTGAAAAACCAAGATACCCAAATCAAGTTGCAGAAAAAGGCTTTGGGTGCTCAGGAAGAACAAACCGGTATTGCCGTACTTAACTTGGCAGCTAACGTTGCTGGGACTGCTATGAGTGCCATCGGAAGTGTTGGTAGTGCAATTGGCGGGGCTGTTGCTGGTGTAGGTGGTGCTGTTGCCGCGACCGCAGTTGGTGGTGCTGTAATTGCCGCGTTGCCAGAGATTCTTGCAGCCGGTGTAGTTGTTGCCGCAATTGGTGGATTAGCATACGCCGTATATAAGATGCTCCCGAATAGTTGGACCGGTGGTTCAACCGCCAATGGTGTTACTCCCGAGGATAACTTAAAACGTGCCAATGATCTTGCCACCGCAAATGGTAAATCTGGTAATGAAGAATATCAAACCCCAGAACAACAAGCATACGCAAAACAGAATGGACGTTATGCGGACAAGTCGATGTATATGTCATCGGACCCAGCTAAACCCGGCACATTCAAAGCCTCGGCTGAAATGTATCCGTGGGAGCATGATCGTTTGATGCAACAACAAGAACAGGATCATGGGATTGGAACTAACTCGGCGGCTGTTGAAGAAGCTAGGAAGAACAACGTTCAAGGTGCTGCGACACAAACCAACGTCAACAATACCAACGTAAGTAACAGTACAACCAATGAAGCTGGCGGTGCATCACCCGTGTACAGCGGTACGATCCAACGAACCACTAATTGAGGTGAATGATGACAACTCGCTCTAGCATGATTCAGAACACCATGTCAAGCACAAACCACAAATTTGTGCTTCACAAGGCCAACACAAAAATATTTAACTGGCAAGTCCAAAAATTCGATGTGCCCGATATAAATATCAGTACCGCCAAGGCGACATCGAGCCCGAAAGTGGGTTCGTGGGAAATTGCTGGTACTGCTATCAGTTACGATAGACTCGTAGTACAATTCCTTTTGGATGAAGACCTTGAGGCGTGGATTGAGATTAAGGAATGGATCAAAGAAATCGTTGCTCCCTACGACAATCAACCCACGAACCTATACGGTCAGGCCGAAAGCACGGCAGCGATTCACATCATGACGAACAACCATAGCCCTACTGGGAAGGTGTTCACGTTCAACAGGCTGTACCCTGTACGCCTGAAAGGCCCATCATATGATGTAACTGTCACAGACCCCACACCGTTGACGTGTGAGGTGGTGTTCGCCTACGATACCTTCGATCTTGAAATCGCGGTAGGTTCTGCAATCTAAATTTATCAATTCTGTTTAGAAATGGGTCAGGTTCGTGGTATAACTGACCCATATGAATTGATTCCCTTTCGAGGGACGTGTCCGGGGCGGTAACCCGGTTCACGTACTACCGACCACAAATGACTAAAATTACCCTTTACCGGGCAGTCCATCCACTTTCGACCTGTAGTGAATGCAAACTGTAGAAAAACACGGCAACAGCGGGATGTGTGATACCGCTGACAATTCCTGCATCGAAGTCCAAGAGGCGATTATTAAGCGCTGGTTGTGGATGATGCAAGCTACTGCTGTGTAAAAGGTCATTCCGATAAAATTGGAGTTGGGTGATCATCAGCCTCTAGCTGGAAGCCTAAACAATTTCATTCTCCTTTAGGATGACGGCTCTGTGAAACAGATACAACCGTC